CCCAACAGAGTAGTAGTTAGAGGCAAAGCAAGGGCTAACAATCACAAAAACGTCGTACAAGTCGACGATTTTGGCCGCCAAGAGACTGGTATAGTCGAAGTACCCGGTGGTATACACGCACCTACTGCTGTAACTAAGGCTAGTGCTAGAATCATAGGTCAGAGGATGCTAAAGATGGCTAAATCAGCAACAGGCTCTCGCAGATTGACTGATGTAGTGTCTGCAACTCACATGCACCCCGGTGATATGGTATCTTATCAATCGAGGACTGATAATGAGAGATATATGGTACTAGGTAGTCGAATAAATTTAGATAATCAACTGAGTGAACTCTATGTTAACTCAGTCGACGTGTCATTGGAAGACGTACTACAGAGATTCCAAGAAATCGATGTAAGCGGTAGTTTGGAAGATAACGAAGAGAGAAACAGGCAGTTCTCTACCGAAGAATTCTCTACTTCTTTCGGTTTCAAGTTCAAAGTGACTTGGCAGATATCAGAAAGAGTGGATATGAACCGTGGAGTTGGATTTAACATAGGAATGGTAAGGCGTAACAGTATACACGGTCGTCTTCTGCTAGAAAGTACAGGCGTACTCATCAACAATTCAGGAGGTCATGCTATCGGCACCACATCCTTTACGGTAGATGGCGTGGACGCAACCACTGTGTTTACCACTGATAACCAAGCGGTATACACCGCTAACGGTAACAAGTTGGGCCATATCACTTCTGCTTCTGTAGGTGCTACTACAGTTGTTATAAAGTCTGCAAGCGTACACGCTGTTGCTGACGATGAAGAACTATTCGTATTATCATCTCAGAATTTCCCTGAGAGTAATAACAATCACCTAAAGATTGGTGTAAATCAGAGTAATTATCTAAAGACGAGGAGAGGTTGATATGCCATTATTAGACGAAGGAACTAGGTTCATGATTGATACCTTGAAAGACAGAATAAACGAAGTAGTGTTTGGATTCGATGGCACTATAGCAACTCAGCAAGACGGTGGTATAGGTAACCCTGCTACAGTAGTAACGCCTACTGTTAGGGTGATAGACGACAATACTCTAGTGGTAGAAGCGAAATTAGCATTAGACACTTCGTTTACCCGGCCACTGAAGGAAGTGGTTGTTCGCTACAAAAACCCAGCCGATTCTACAGATACGACTGACTTTATGCGATACACTTACAACGCTATTGAAAAGACTAACAATAACGAAATACAATTCTCTGCAATAATAGAGGTGACAGCATGACGAATCCAAAAGCAGGTCATACAAGCGCAGCCGGAATGTCGACAGACTCTCAAGGTTTGAGAGATGGAGATGGATTGACCAGTCCTAGTTTAACTAACTTGTACGAAGGACTGCATGGTAATGGTATCATGCGACTAGGTGACGGGGCTAAGGGAGATTCTCTTAGAAACAGCATCGTAGCCAATACTCCGGGTTTCATAGAAATGACTGCTACTCAAGGTGAAGTCAAGGTTTACGGCGGATACTGCGTGTTAGACGGGGTAATGTATCAGTTCGCAAACGGTCCCGGTAGTCATGAAACATTCATCATAGGTACAACCGGTGCAGGTGCTAACCATGGTGGAGACTTACCTAGCGTACCTGCTGCTAACAGTGACGTGTTCGTGGTAGTCTATCTAGTAGGTAGAAACACACCTGAGGCTCATCTGATGTACGAGATGGGTACACCTGCTGCACCAAGTAGCGGTACTCCTCTGATACCGAACAGGTTCTTGGTTAACCCTAGTATAACTGGTAACACTGACAGCAATCATCAAACTACTGTCATTGCCACTCTGAGATTTCAAATGACGGGTGGAGCAGGTAGTGTTACCTCTTCTCTCAGTACTAACCCTACCATACACGACAGAAGGACATTCATCCGTTCTTCTCCTGTATACCTGACTCCTATGACTAAGGGTGCAATAGGTAACGTAGATTCGGGCAACATAGTAACTGACCCTGACGGTTTCTTTGTATCTCCTGAAGATGGAGATTTCAGCGGCAGTACCTTCGGAGCAATATGGCAGACCCACGCACTAGACCAAAGTGGCAATAAGCACGGTGTAATCATGGCTGCTATACCTAGAGACTTACACTCTACTCCGGTTACCAATACTCACGTACTAGGCCCTGACAGATTAGCGGTAATTACTACAAGTAGTAACTTGACCTTCAAATTCCATGATGCTAATGTTTGGATAATTACTACAGATGCTGCTCGTACTATCAATGCAAGTGGTACTTTCCCAGTAGGTCACACTGTAGAAATATACCACAAAGCAGGTAGCCATACATTACACTTCGACCCTACTTCAGGCGGTCACGGTTCTACTCCTATCAACGTAGATGTGGGTATAAACGAATATGCCAAGTTCATCTATGATGGTAGTAACTGGCATAAACTCGACCTACACACGGTGAGTTGATGGGTAGACTAATTGACATGCTCAAGCAGAAATGCGAGAATTGTAGTCGTATAGCATTACCTCGCTCTATCTCAGGCAAGTACATCAGTGGTGAGACAGCAGTGTTACACGAGTGCTCCTTCTGCGGTTACATCAGATTCCATGGTCAACTAGGTTTCAAAGGTAAGCGAAAGCGCAAAGCCGAGCCCATCTCAAAAAAGGCTGGTGGCAGATTCTCTCGCTATCTCAGAAAGCGGGCTGAAAAGTATTAGTCACCACGCTTACCGATGATGTCATCGATGCGTAGTATGCTAATAGTGACTTCACTTGCAGAGTTGATTGCCTGTTTGACCAAACCGAGAGGTTCGTACACGTTAGCGTCTATCATTGAGCAACCTCCACCGTGTTCGATATCAGGACCAACGTGAGGGTCGCCTGACTTGTGTTCGTTTCTCAGGGTCAGAATAGTATCTAGTGGGTCATGACCAGCATTCTCTGCAATAGTAGCAGGTATAGACTCTAGTGCGTCAGCGAAGGCATCGATAGCCATTTGCTCACGACCACCTGCTTCTGCTGCACGAGAGCGTAGATATAGTGCTGCATTGAGATAAGACGAGCCTCCGCCTGAGACTATCTGACCACTGTTGTATGCTAAGCAGACTACGCCGAGGGCATCTTCAAAGCCACGCTCAGTTTCATCAAGCGTTTGCTTTGTAGCACCTCTAAGAATAAGAGTAGTAACCTCTCCTGAGCCTTTGACCACTACATACTTCATATCACCAATTGTCTTACACTCGACATCACATTCGGCTACCTCATGCAAATCATCAGTAGAATGACAGATTGGTGCATTCAATAACTTAGATAGCGCTGTCATGTCACTCTCAGGTATGCGATGTACCAGTGATATGTTATTACGAGCAAGTGTTGCTGCAACTACTTCATTGACTGAATCTCTGACAAATACAACACCACCTTCGGGTAATAGATTGATAATCAGTTGCGCTCTGTCTACCCACTGCTCACGTCCAGCCTGTTTCTTGTATTGTTGGAATTCTTTGGCTGATGATAGTGATAATTGTACGTTGTCATCATTCTTAGTATCATTTAGCCCGGTGTTTAGCAAGATAGCCTTGCCGTTAGGAACAAGTGGCATAGCAGGTAGCATGAATTCCTTGTGTAGTACTACGCCTGAGAAGCAGGAAGAATCTTCCAAACTGCCGCCCGGTTGACACAGTACGTGTATTCTATCAAAGTCTCCACCGGCTTTCTTTACTGCCTCTACACAAAGTCCACTGACATGTTCTATGCTAGATTCCAGCGCTTTGCCTGTGATAGATGTCTTAGCAACATCTTCTAGTCGGTCTGAAGAATCGATTCCCAATGTTTCAATATGCTCTGTTGCCCATCGAGAAGCCTTACGGTAACCACGACAGATGATGTTTGCATGAAGACCTTTGTTGAATAGTAACTCACTGTTACCAAGTAGTTCACCTGCTAGTACAACAGTACTAGTCGTACCGTCATAGCACATGCTCTCTTGCGTGTTTGCTGCTTCTACTACCATCTTGGCTGCTGGATGACTAATGTCTAGTTCTTGTAGAATGGTAGCGCCGTCGTTAGTCACGATGACATTACCACCTGCATCAACCATCATCTTGTCCATACCCATAGGACCAAGGGTTGTCTTTACCGTAGAAACGGCTCTCTTTGCTGCTCTAATGTTGTGCACTACTGCACTTGTGTTGCTCTCATTTTCATTCATATTTTTCCCTCTCCATTGTTGGAATGTATTACCAGTCTACCTCGTACTCTTTCACGTTTCCAGTGTGTCTGCACCGTGCTTTGACAAAGCCTTCGTTTACGCCATGTTGCCATAAATCGTAGACCAGTTCAGCATCTTTGAGACAGTACTCAGCGACTTTGCTATAGTTACCCTTACGCCATTCGATAGGCGCATCATGACTGTTCATTAACTTGCCTTTTGACAAGGTGTGATAACAAGCATCTGACAAAGGTACGGCGTGTCCTACTATACTTTTGAGCAGGGCCGACGTATCAAATACCTGTTCTTCTGACTTAGCCATGATATCACCCGCAGTCCAGCAATCTAGTGCATCACGGATAATAGGTAAGTCGAAGTTCTTCAGATTGTGACCTAGTACCATACCACCTTTTGCAACGTGGTCGGCTAAGTCATCTCCTAGAATCTTAGGATGTAGTTTCTTGACAACTGTATCTTCAGGTAAGTACTTCGATACTGATTCGTTAGCGTACACAGTGCCCTGATTACCATCCCATGTAGCCACCACAGTAGGTTCAAACAGGTGGCTCTTTCCCCATCCTCCTATCTCATGAGAGAAGTTGGCAGTTTCGATATCTAGTGCTAACATGTCGGGCAAGATAGTTCCTCCATACACATTTTGCACCAGTCGCAGATTATAACAGGGTTTCTATGATGCATGCCCACAAAATGCCCCCCTATGTTATCTCCTATTTTGGTGTCACATATTACACATTCGGCGCTCATTCTTGAGCCCCCTTCGACATAAACTCCTTACGAAGTTTGATGTAGACCCTTACGCCTTCTCTAGTGTCTTTGAACATTTCAGTACCATACATGTTGAATTTGGAATTGATAGAAGCGTGACTATTGAAGTTAGCCAACTTACCGAAGACATCCATGACCTCTTTCTTCTTCGCCCAACCAGTGCCTCTATGGTCATCAAAGTCGAACAATTCACTCTTAGCGAAAGCCTTCTTCCAAAGACCTTGCATCTTGTTTTTCTCACTTGCACCCGCACCGATGTTGACTTCAGACTCAAGCCATTGGATTAGGTTTTGATATAGGTCGAACAGTATTTCCTTAGCCATATCTACGTGGTCGCCTCTCACTACCCAAGTACCTTCAATCATAGCCATGTGATGAGCCAATATGTTAGTGTAGTTCTGTAAACCCATGATGAAAGAAGCACAGATACCTTGCTTGTCAGGACTCATTTTTTCTACTACACTGTAATACTCGTCTATCGCTGAAATCAAAGCAGGAACATATGCTTCATCAGGTTTGAACATCACTCGCATTAGGCCCATCACTACCTCTTCTCTTTCATCCTCTGTCATTTCGTTCCATTCTAGTGGAGGTATGTCTGTTAAGTTCAGAACCCTTCGCTTTAGTTCTCTTTTGGCTTCTTTGAAGAAGTCCACAACATCAGCGAATGAGACTTCCATTTCGTCCTGTGAATATACACCTTCGGCAAGTTCGTGATTGACCGCTTTCTTCATGTCAAGTGTCCATTGTCTCCAATAAGTCAGTACACGCTGGAAGATACCTTTGTCAAGTACGTGCTCTTTGATACCCTTTGGAGGGTAAGTAGTAATCCAAAGAGACACTTCTGATTTGACTCTGAAACTGTCTCTAGCCATGTGCTTAGTAAGATAGTTCCTACCTGTACCTGCCGAGTTTAGGGCAGACTGTAAGAATAGAGTAGTATTCTCATTGTGCTGCCCACTCTTCAGAATGACACTACCCTCGTCGAAGTTCAGTCCCTTTCGACCAGCCAGTATTCCTTCTCTTACAATCATGGTAGGGTTACGTGGGTCCTCAGAATCAGGGTCGGGAACCAGTGTACCCACTAGTGCCGCATCGTTACCTGAGTTGTAGTCTTGAGAGTTAAGGCCAGCCTCTTTCAATATCTTCTCAATTATCTGATAGGCCGCTGATTTACCGGTTCTAGTATCTTGAATCCAAAACATATTGACTCTTGGGTCGAGGTTACTACCTTTGATTGGTATCCTAACGAAAGGTACTGCTATCTGACCAAGTATGAAGAAGAAAGAAATCAAACCGGGTATTTCGTTATTGATACTCACCTGTTTGAAGTGTTCTAAGTAACCCCTTAGAATAGGGTATTTTTTCACGCATTCATAATCGCTGGCCTTGTGTTCCATCATTGTCTATCCCTCTCTTATTGTATGTTTTTTGAATCCTAATTGGCTCCTCTGATGTCAGTACATCAAGTAAACGCTTTCGCAAAGTGGCACCGAGGCCCCTTACTTGTTTCAGCGACTCAGGAAACAACATCTCCTCTATTGAGCCGCATCTCTCAAGTAACTTGTTGACTAACTCAGGTCCGAATCCCGGCACCGCTATCAACATATCGGCTCTTACATCGTTAGTACTAGTTCTTGTGACAGCCCTTGCACCATGCCGTGAAGCAGGCTTGTTCATCTTACTGTGTAGTTTAGCGATAAACATTGCAGCCTCATTGTGGTCTTTGGCCCTGTAAATATGACAATCGAAATCTGCTGTAATTCTAGCAAACGTGCCGAGTAACTCATTCATGACTTTTGAGAACGATACGTTTCGCCCCTGCCTCTTACTTAGGGCTACATACTTAGCAATGTCACCGTGTACTACTAGAAACACCCTTTCACAATTAGCATCTAAGTTTTCCATTTGTCTCATAAGGTGACCACTGTGACTGGATTGAAACAGGTCAGACAGGCTCTTGCATTCTATGTTGGCGTTGTTAGCCTTGTAGTCACCCATACCCTGTAAGTGCTCTACTTTGACAGGGAAACCTTCTCTTTCAGCCGCCCTAACAACAGCGTCTTTCAGAGAGCCTCTTTCGTTGCTATCGATTATCAAAGCAGGCTTCATTGTTCCAACTCCTTACCATGTATTGGACAGTAACTTTCACCAATACCCTTTACCCAGTTTCTACATCGGTTACCTTTCCTATTAAGAGATTCACCGTTTCTTTTGATGGTGTTTGACTTGATAGTACCTGTACAGCGCCATACGCCTTCAGGTGTAGTTTCCTTACAATTGACGCACTTAGGATAATAGCCTTCTCTTTTCAGATTAGCAGGATTGGCTATGACCCTAGTATCGCAGAAATGACATTTGACTCTCGGCATATTATTCACCTGATATTAGTTTCAACAGAAAGTGCAATGGGAGAACCAGTACGAGTAAGGGAGGTATGATTACTATACATACCATCGCTACAGCGAGGTCTACCCATTTAACTAGCCTCCTGTTCATTTGTCTCACTCTCTGTAATAGCACCTGTTTTGTCCCAATAACGACATTTGCCTAAACACATACCTTTCTTGTACAACATAGAGCATGTCTGAGGATACTCAGTGCCTATGATTGTACTGACTTGATAGCGAGTGGTATTCTCGTTAAAGTCCGCCCACTGAAGGGAGCGAATGTAATTTACAATCGTTTCGGTATGCTCATCCAAATCATTACGGTTTATTCTTTCAACCGGCATGAAATTTCTCAACCGCTTAGACAGATACTTGACAAGTTGAACCCTAGCGTCGTGACTAGGGTTGCTTCCTACTCTACAGGCTGCTGAGTTTAGACATGGTAGTATGATTACACCATCCATTGAAACAGTTGGTAAATCGATAGGTTCTGCTCTAGGATTGAACACTCTAGTGTTATCGGTCGCTTTCTTGACATCCAACGCTAGTCCCTTTTCACCATATGGAATCATACCTGAGCGAGGGTCAAGTGCCTTCTCCATGATATGGTCTAAGCCTCGCTCCATATCAGTGGTGCTCAGCGGAATGGACCACAAGCCACGCTTTGAATTGTACGAGTTAGGTATACGAATCATACCACTTGTATCGAAAGGTACAGCAGGGTCTGAGCAGTACAGATTGAAGTCCTTTACCCAGTCGTTTACTAGTTGCATACCAGCATCTTTGATAGCGGACAAGTGATTGCCGTCGCTAGGCATGTATTGCTTGTCAAGTTCCACCCAAACGTGGAATCCGCCACCGCTGTACCAAACACCGT